AAGTGCAGAGGCAACATCACTTGAAGTAATCAAAATGTTACCTTTTCCTCTTCTTGTTCTTTGTGCTATAGTGTTCGCTTCTCTCTCTACTTGGAACATAAGTCCTTTGAATCTCTCAACTGACCATCTACCATTTGAGTCTGTGTCTAAATCAAACACACCTTCAGTAGTAGTGTTAATTGCTCCTGAGTTAGATGAAGCACCTTTTTCAGCGTTGATGTAGATAGTTCTTACAACTTCTCTGTTGATTTCCGCAAGGATCTCAGCAGATAAAATGTTTGCAAGTTCTGTTTCTGCATCTAAACCATGGATTGCTTTTAAGTCTTGAGCAAGTTCCATAGTGTATTCCGCTTTAAGAGCTCTTGATTTAGCAGTTACTGTTGACTTCTCAATTGAGAATGCCATTTCAGCAAATGCATTTGAACCAGCATCACCTAGCGCTTCAGCAGTAGCCGTAGCCATTGCAGTACCTTTTGAGTACGAACCAGCAGGACTATCGTTTAATAATCCAGGGTTTGAACCAGCGTGACCACCAGAATCTTGTCCAGTAGTAGAATCTCCTGCAGCATTTCTTGCTGAGAAGTCTGAGTCTGCTTCGTCAAATAACGCTTCAGAAGCATTTGCTTGTGAAGTGTATTTAGCTCTCATAGCAAAGATTAGTCCAGTTGGACCAGTCATTGGTTGAACACCGCAGATATCGTATGCTATAAGATTTGGCATTGCTCTTCTAACAAGAGAAATTAGGATTGGATCCCAATTCTGTATGTAAGAAGCGTCAGTGCTGTTCGTTGGAGCAGCTTCTGACATAAATGCTCTATCTTCGTTTATTGCTCTCTCTTGGTTTTCCAAGATAACAGCTGTGACTGCTTGTCTATAATTATCCTTAACTTTAGGGAGTTCAGGATGCTCTAGGACAGGCTGCCATTTTTTTACTAATTGTTCAGATAAGTACATTTTTATCTTTCTCCCCTATTTAGAACCGAGTTTAATTCGGTCTTTTGTGTTACTAATAGCGGCCGTATAAGCAGCCATTGCATTAGACAGATCAACATTTGATGTTTCACCATCTGTTGCAACTGTGTCAATTCCATCTTTTGATGAAACTTCTTTAGAACCAAAATAAGACTCTTTAATTGTCTTTACTTTGTTTCTATATTCTTCAGCGTTTGTATAATCTACTTCTTCAGCAAGTTTGTTAAACTTCTCTTTGTTAGTAACAGCTAAATCAGCCGCTAACTCATCAACAATATCTTGTTTAGTTAAGACACTGTTTGATTGGTTAAGTTCAACATTCTTTTCAATTTGCTCGTTTAATTTCTTTTCAAGCTCTTCTATTTTACTTGCTTGGTCTTCAAGTACATCATATTTTTCATCTGGAACATCAATGTAGTGGTCTTCAAATAATTTTTTAAGACCGCTTATGAAATCCTCAGCGATTTCGCCTTTGATACCTTTTTCAACTGCAAGTTCGTTGTTTTTCATCCACTCTTCCACAACATAGTTTAGGTAAGAGTCAACTTTTCCAACAAGCTCTTGTTTGAAAGTATCTGTATCTTCTTTAAGCTTATCAGCAGCTTTTACGTCAATTTTTTCTTTTTCTGTTTTCAGTTTTGCTCTGATTGCAGCTTCAAAAATTGTTGCAGCTTTTTGCTTAAATTCTTCTGTTAAATCTTCGTCACCAATTAAAGCTTTAACATCATCAGAAACGTCTAAAGTATCTTCTTCAGTTTCTTCTTTTTTGTAAGATGCTGACATATCTTTTTTGTCTTCTTTAGATTTTTTCAGCGCCTTAAGAGCTTCAGGTGGCATTTCGCCTTCCTTAACCTCTTTTTCAGATAATGTTTCGTCTTCAACTGATTCTTCTTCTGCCTTCATACTTTGACCAGGATGAGCAACTTTAGTAGTACCAGCACTTGTGTCAGGTTTGCTACCAGCGTCACCATCGTCAGCCTTAGCATTTACGGCGTCAGAAACTTTTTTTGATTTTTTAGTAGCGTCTGGATTACTGTCTGTAGGTTTTACTACAGCTGCACCTAAATCTTCGTAATTACTCATACTAGCAATTTTTGAAGGTTCAGCTGCTACAGCATTCTTTTTAGGAGCATCAGCAACAGTAGCTTCTGTTACGTTTTGCTTTGACGCTTCTACTTTGTTTTCTGTATCAGCCATTGAGAAATCTCCTTTATTGAATTTTAACTAGTTAAAATATCCCTCGTTGTAAAGATATTTATAACTTTAAAGTTTTCTAATTACAATTTTTTTAAAAAATCTTCAAATATAGCCGCTTTTTTCTCGGCCAATTTGTGTCTTTTTGTTTTAATTAATTCTTGTTTCCACATCTCTACATCTTTTTCAACAAGAATACCGTTGTCCCATACCCACTCTTTATTTTCTCTAATACCTTCAACGAAAGCATCTGGAGCAGACGGGTCAGCGACTATATCAGCGGCAGTAGCGAGGTAAAAATCACTTCCTACTACGTTTCCACCACCCTTTTGTTCTAATGAACCCATACCTCTACTTGAAACACCTAACTTGGCGCCTTCATCAATAAGACTTTTTACAATCTTACCGTATGGAGTATCCATTATTTTAGCTTCACCAATAAAGTTTTTACCTTCTGGATAGAGTCTTTTAATCATATGTGAAACTCTTTCCAAGTTAACAGTTGGTCCATCAGGATGTCCTAACTCACCAAATGCTCTATTCTTATTGATAAATTCTTGGTTATATCTCTTTACTTCTCTGGCCAAAATTTGGTTAGGATAAACCCTACCGTTTCTATTTTTGATGTCAGATTGTAAGAATATTCCCTTAATTTTGTATTCTTTCTTACCGTTAGTTTCTTCAACTAGGTATTCCGCTTCGTTAATTTCTTCTCTAATTAGTTTCATTGTAACTCTCTCTTTAAATGTCTAACTATTTATATATTTTTTTATCTAAACTCAACAATAATTGTATAAGAATCATTATTTGTAAAGTTCTTTGTTGATAATAAAACATCACCTGTAGGCGTAACTGCATTGTTAATTATCTCGTCACCAGGAGTTCTTAAATCCCAATAACCTGTATTAGATAATACTAGTGCTGTAGCGTTAGTAACTCCATCCCAAATTAATTCAATTGCACCTCTTGTACTAACGGCGTTTACCGACCACCATATTTTACTAATTTTTCTATTACCATCTTCGGTCATAAAAGTTAACTCTGAAGCGTCAACTTTTTTGACTAGACTTTCACCAGTACCATCTGATAAGTTTGTTAATTTAGTAACAAATTTTACACCAGAAGTATCTGCTATAGTTTGTGTTGTAACTGTATCAGCCATTAATTAAAACCTTTTACCTTTTGTATTTCAAGTACAACTTTAAATTTACCTGTACTTGTAACACTTAAATTATTTGTTCCTCTAACCCTGTCTTCATTAGGTTTCATTCCCCAATTGCCATCATTTTTTAAATTCAAAATGTTAGTAGTATCATTTTCAAAATTAACTACCATACTTCCATCAACCTCATATAATATATTTGATAAATCAATTTCTGGACTACTAGTTGCATTATCTAGTGTTGACAAATCTAATAGTGTTTGTTCTTCTAAAGCTTTGTTAGATGTAAACAAAAATATAGCTTTGTCGTTTGTATCAGTAACTTTTGTAGTCTTCAAGCTCATTAACTTCTCGGTGATCCAACAGCGTGTGCTTTAGATGTACCACAAGTAATTTTTTCACTTGGATTTTTTTCTATTATGACAGACATACCATCTTCTAAATAAAATTTTCCTACTTCTGTAGAACCATTTGATTCAAATAGTGTGCCAGTCGTATCACCTGTAGCTACAATTCTAACAAAAACTGCTCTACTAAAATCATTGGTAGATGGGTTTGTTACAACATCGCCTTTGATTATAAATGTTTGTGCCATTTCTTCTCCCTATTTGTATTTTGTTGATACTCTTTTCTTACCATCAGAACGAGGTATCAAACCTTTTGCTTTTAAATGTGTTATATCACCAAACCCTGCTTTACCCGCTTTGTATCTTTTCATAGCGTCAGAAGTGTCAGGTGGTTGTTCACTTAACTTTAATTGTTCGTCAACTTCTTTATCAAAGTATTCATACAATTTAATTTTATCTACATTATGAAACTCTGCTATTTTATTAACAGCGTTTTCAAAATTTACTATAATGTTACCATCGTTTTTAATAATTTTAAAAACATCATTTACAGCCTCTTTATATAAAGGCGATAAATTACTGTAAGTTACAGAATTAAAATCGTTTTGATTTATTATGTTACTTACTTTCTGGTTCATCAGCTTTAACTTCTACCTCAGGTGTCGCCTCAACTTCTGGCTCAGCTTTTACTTCTGGCACAGTGATTTCAGTTCTTGGCGATGGATCAGCAACCTCTGGTTTAGGGTCACTTATCGGATCTGCTTCTAATTTACTTTGAAATAATGTGTTAGCTATTTCTTTTCTTCTTGCCTCTAAAGAGTCACCAACTTTCATTCTTAAAGCATCTTTAAAAGCTTCACCAGCACCATCTTGGTTTCCATTTGATAAAGCATCTATGAAATTTTTAACTTGTTCGCTCATCTGTATCTCCTATTTTTTGTTGTGGATTATCAGCCTTTTCTTTTGAATTCTGACTATCAATTTCATCCATTTCTCTTTCACTTTGTCTTAATATGTGTTTTCTAATATATTCTTTTGAGTAAAATGTTCCAACATAATCTCTCATCATATCAGCTAAAGATATTCTATCTTTTAACATTTCACTTTGTTTCAGTTCAGCAAAGTGTCCGTCTTGTAAAAAGTCATATTGAAGATTTGCAAGTATAACACCCCAATCTTCTTCAGCTATAACCCCTTTTAAAATTAATTGAGTTTTTAAAATATCGTTAAAGAGTTCAGTAAATTTCTTTCTTAATCTTTGTACAAATTTTGTAAACTTCAATTCATCTCTTGTAATTTCTGTTGATCTACCTAAACTAAAGCCTTGACCACTTTCTAATCTACTAACAGGTACATTAAGAGCTCTATATAATTTCTTTTGGAAATACTCTATATCAGCTATTTGACCTAAATTAGCACCACCAGGTAAAGTTTCAATAGTAGTTCCTCTACCACCTTCTCTACTTGGTAACCAAAAGTCTTCCAACATTGACATATAATTTCTGTCATCTCTGATCTCACCAGTAGCTGCGTCATAGACCATTTTGTTTCTATAACGAGCCATTACATCTCTTAAATATTGTTCGGCTTTTACTTTTGGTAAATTACCAACATCAATTTTAAACATTCTTCTTTCAGGCGCTCTAGCTATACGATAGATAACTGCTGCGTCTTCAATCATTCTTAATTGATTAACAGGTTTAATTGCTTTGTGTAAGTAAGATAAAATTAAGTTTTTATTTTGATCTATCAAACCACTACCACAAAATGCTATCGTATCTGGCGCTATCCTAACACCTGATCCTGAAGTTTGTCCTGTTACACCTTTTTCATTGAATATAAAGTATTCTTCCCAATTATCAATAATATTCATATTATTACCAAATGTAGGTGTATCGCCTCGTGTTTTTCTAACTTCTCTTACTCTTTTTATTTTACGAGGGTCTATGTATCTTAATTCTTGGATTCCGTTTTTTGGATTTTCTCTATCAATAACTTTTTGATAGAACATTCTACCATCAACATACCATCTTCTGAATATGTCGTGGCCTTTGGTATTAAAGTTTAGTAACCTTAAAATACCTCTAAATTCGTCATCTATTCTTTTCTTAACTTCTTTTCCGTATGGAAGATTACCCAGTTCTACTCTAACAGGGTCTTTTAATTCATTAGCAACGATAGCCTCGTTGATAATATCTTCAACTGCTGTATCACATTCTGGATGCAGTGAAATTTCTCTATATCTTCTAACTAGGTCTGCCTCATTTTTGGCAGTACCTTCCAAGTCCAGGTATTGTCCGAAGTGTCCACCAGCGGCGATGGTTACTGTTCCATCGTCCGCTAGAGGCGTAGTAAAGCTTTGTTTCGGGTCCTGGGCTTTCTTCTTTCTGGTTATTTGAAAACCAAATAAATCAGCCATAATATTACTCCTTAACTACTACTACTTATATTGTTATTAAGTAGTTGTATTTGATTCAAAATACTGATATGAAAGCGTTACAGTAAATGTTTCAACTTCAGTTTTTTCATTGTAATCCAATGGAATATCAGATACAGTAGTCGGAAATGCTCCTCTTATTGTATATGATTTAATTGTATTACCGTTTCTGTCCAGATGATCTAAAAAAGCATCAACTTGATAATCAGCAGGATTTGTAAGTCCTTCGTTATCAGTCATATTGTTAATACCGTTTTGCCATCTTTCAAAAGCGTTTCTTAACTTAAAGTTAGTATCATTTAACACTGTAATAGTAAAATCAGCAAATGTTCTGTCACCTGCAAGTTTTATAACTCTTCCTCTAAAACTTACTGGAACTGTTCCGACAGTCATCGCTGGTATACTAGCACCAGTACATAAAAACGCTAGTTCTTCTATTTCTCCACCAACTTGGGCGTATCCAGGGAAAGGCATTGTAACCTTAAACTGATTGGCACGTGCGCCACCGCCAGCAAGTTTAGCTTTGAAGTCTGTAATGTTTGCCATTTTTTATTTCTCCTTCTTAACTATTAACCTGCCACTTCTTCAAAAGAAACGCCAGTTCTGGTTGCAATGAATTGTAATGTAATAAAGTAGATGCTTCTTGCTGGTTTAACGAATATCTCAGCAATAAACTCGTTTCTATCAATTACTTCACCTGTATTGTTAGTTTCATCACATACTACTAAAAAGTCTGTGATACCTCTTCTGCCTTGTACCTCTCGTAAGAATGGCTCAACAATGTTTCTAAAGTTTGCTCTAGTAAACTCATCATTGAATTCAAACAATTGGAATTTAGAAGCCGTAGAGATTGCTTTTTCTAAAACGATAAACAATCTTCTTACGTTTATTCTATCAAATGCAGATGGTGCGCTCAATCCAGTTTTGTCACCAAATAGAACAGTACCTTGTCCTGGGAAAGTTACCACAGGATTAATTCTGTTTCTATATAAATCATCTCTTTGTGTTTTAGTAGGATTGAATGCTAACTTAACAGCTCCTCTGATAGTTCCTCTATTGAAACCAGCAGGTGAGAACCAAGAATCTGCAACTAGGTCAGTTCTTGCTGATAAACCAGCTATGTCACCATTTAATGGTACAAATCTGTAAACATCATTGTATCTGTCGTACATATATTTGTAACCACTATCAAATACGACATATGAAGAAGATGAAATTGTACTATAAAAGTCAATTACATTATCTTTTTGCGTATTTGCATTAGTTACATTAACTACATCACTTCTTTCAGGAGAAGCAAAGACAACACAGTCTTTTCTCGCTTCTGCGATTGTGATTAAGTTTTCTACATGAGTT